GAAATTGAAATTCAAAAACTTAATGAATTGAGAAAACATATTGAGAATCTCCTTAAATTTACAACATAATAAAATTGGCCAACAAATCGTTAGAGCCGAAGAACGGCTCAACTTACCGTTAGGAGAAGATAAATAATGAATGAACTCTGGACTTGGGCGCTCATCGCCTCTCTTATATTGCTCGCGGTAAGCGCCTCGATAAAAACGGCTCAAACTCTCGTTACGGTAAAGGGACTGGAAAACCAAATCTCGGCACTCAGGGAGCAAATCGAACTTATCAATAAGCAACAGAACGAAGAAAGTAATAAGCAAAGAGAAATCCACACGAGAGAAAAAAATGAATTTACGAAACTCATAAATAATCTTACTTCTCAAATTACATATCTTAAATCTCATAGTGTTCCTTTAACTCTTGATATAGATTCACGCCAAACTTACGAATACCAAGAGGCTTTTAATGAAGCAATTAAAGATAATCAAAATAAAACCTCCTAACCAATCAATTAACCCGACCGGAACCCCGTTTATGCAAACAGCCATGGCCCGTGGCCGGCGGGTTATTTCTACGTTATTTACCAATCTGATTCGGTATTACCGGAATCATCGTTACCTTTTTCAGATTCTTCTAATTCTCCTAATTTTATCTCTTTCTTGATTATTTTTGCATTGCCGCGGGGATATTTTATTACTTCCGGAGGTTTGCCATCAACTGAAATTATATTGCCTTCTTCGATGACTATACCTACTTTAGAATCCGAGCCAACCGATTCGTACCAAAGCTGATATCCTTTATCCTTCACAGCTTTTTTAATAATAGCCCGATTCATGTCGTCCAATAAACTACCGTCCTTAATTCTAAGCACTTTCAGGGTTGGATTTAGCGCCATGGAAATAGATAACGAAATCATCAATTTCTCGCCATCGGAAACCTGATCCAAAGGAATATTATTATATAACAATTCACCATCATTAAAATTGAGTCCGGGAATAGGAATGAACGCCTTTTCCAGTAACTCTCTTCTCTTTGATATGGTTTTATCAATCCGTTTAGTTAACCCATCATAATTATCCATAGAAGCTTCCATTTCTTTTTTAATCCTGTCTTTTTCTTTATTATCGCGGATGTGTGAATTTGTGGTTTCCAGGATAGCCATAGAATCTTCAATGGGACNGGTATCTATTTTAACCATAGTGGCTATTTTTTCTTTATTGGATTTGTAAATGAGTTTTGCATTTTCAACTCTTAAACGGAGGTCGGCCAGTTCCTTTTCCAACTTCTCAATTTTCTCAACGTCTTCCATAGCGCCAATTTTGATTTTCTCATTATCCTGAATGAATGTATCGATACTGGAGTTGGTTTTAAGGGCATCCTGTAGTTGTTTAGAAATAGACAGAGCGCTTATTTCTTCTTTACCATTAACATCTTTCCATTCCGGCATTTCCTTGTAACGCGCTACAAGAGAATCCTTGCTTCGGCCAACTAACAACCGCTCTTCCCGGAGATCCTTTTCTTCCTGGTCTAAAGAGGTTGTGTCCACTCCAATAAGATTAAGAAAAATTTCCCTCTGTTTTTTCTTGTCATTATTCATAAAATCCAGCGGATCGAAACTGATATTTCCCACTATTTTATCAAGTAGTTTCTGGGGAGATGATTGCAACGCTCCGTCCTTACTTCGGATTTGGAGGGTAGTACTTTTTTCAGTGAATGACCGGAGAACAATATAATCTCCCAAATCCAACATAATCTTGCCTTTATCTTCCCCATGCCGGATTGGTTTCTCTGGAATTTCCCGACCGCCTTTAAGCGCCATAGTGATACAATCAAGCACCGAACTCTTCCCGGCGCCATTTTCTCCGGTTATCATAATAACATCGGAATTTGGAGTGATATCAATAGCAGTTAGTTTTTTAATGTTTTCAGCGCGTAAATTTAAAATTCTCATATTTTTTTCCTTTCTTGATTAAATCCAGAGGGCAGCTATCAACGTGAATATATTCCCCAATATATAATAGTCAATTATTCCCACCCTCTGGATATTTAAATTTAAATTATTACGGTTATTTTTTTATTCTTTTTCCTTAACCAATTTGGCTATTACAGCTTCATTCTCCTTGATTTGGTCGTTGACTTCTTTATTATATTTTTTCTTTTCTAATTTAAGGTTAATAACAAGGCGATTGAGTTCCGATAATTCTTGTTCTTTTTTAATTTCAAACATTTGTTTTCTCCTTTACTATTTTTTTCACTATCATTTTATTTTTCCTTTTCCTTTTCCTCTTCCTCTTCCTCTTCAAGCTTTGTGCACATCCGAGGCGTTTGGCGGGCGCGGGGGGCGGGGGCGCCAGCCACCCAACGGCCCCCACCGCATATCCCGCCGGGTTACGCCGTTCGGTTGTGTGCAAAGCGTTCAAGATTCCAAAAATCCAACATCTTGCAACATCTTGCAACATCTTACAACATCTTACAACATCTTACCAATCACCACCGGTTTCGGTAGCTTTTGTTTCTTTATTTGATGTTTCCTTTTTCCCATCTTTCTTTTCATCTTTCTTTTCCGCAATCAGTTCCTTATATTTGGCATAACTGGCAACGGAAATGACTTTAGCGAACCCGGCTTTATCCAAGCGTGACTCAATCATAAATGTTTTCCCTGGTAGACGTGTTTTTACGCCATCCATTATTTTCTTGTCAAATACAGTCACATCATCACCTGGAAATTTTTCGCAAATTGTTTTCCATAGACCGGCAGCGTCAAGAATCGTGGCCATCAAATCACCGCCATTAGCTTCAAATACCGAGCATCCGACAGTTCCACCATTTGCCGGATCATCATCATTTTTAACCTTCATAGGAATTTTCCATCCCTTATAACCTTCCTTGTCCTGATAAATATTTCCGCCTTTATCTGCAATGTAATTAATTCCATCCTGAACTTCAATTTCGTGCCAGCCATCGGGCACCTGAATTCCTGTAAATGTTTTTCCATCATGAGCCTGTTCTTTCATTTTTTTCTCCTTAAATTAAATCCGGTTAAAATAACGTTTAACTTTTTCCTACCCGTTTTAACGCATGCATATTCGATTTCGTTTCCTTAAATGATTTGCAAAAATCCTGTATTCCAATCTGTTCATTTGCATAAAACGCGTTCACGGCAGCTTCAATTTCATTTTCGTCACCCTGGATATCAAAAGATACTCTAGTATCAGCTGTGTTGTTCCTATCTACCCAGGGAACTACTATAAATCCTTTCAATTTCAGAAAGGCAACCAGCATCATATCTTCATAACTGGTTGTGTTTGGGTTTTTGTTACCCATCGAGTCACCCATCGAGTCACCCATCGATCTACCTCCTTGTTCAGTATTTAACACGNTNAAATTATGCCACATCATCACCTCCTTATTCACAGTAGTTAACTCCCTCTCTTTTCTCCTTCACGACGCTTAATTCCAACTGCCATAACTGTCATATTAATTTGACCAGTTCAATCTCATTCAACACATAAAAATCGTATTGTTTTGTGGATATATCATAGGAATCATTATTGCCTATAATAATATGTAAACCTTCTTCTGTTTCAGTAACATCATCTTCGTTGATGATGGGACTATAACAATCTACCGGTTTATTATTATGATATAAAACACATTCGTAAACCATTTCTTACCTCGTTATTTTTCTCCAGATCTGCCGTGTGCGTAATCGAGAATCTTCTTAATATTAAATAGTTTTCTCCTCACCCCACCTTCCGGTCTTATTCCTGTAAACTTGCTTAAAAAACTACCATCATCCTCAAATGACACCAACGGAGGATACTCAACCTGGCCATCAATGATATTCCGTTCCACTAACCCAATCATATCAAAAAATCCTTTCATATCCCTGGGAAATTCCTTTCCTGCCAGAGCGGGAGCGCAGGATAGATCACGGTTCCATTTTGGTGAATCCTGCGACCGGGCAGTGCAGATCACATCAATTCCAGCGATAGTGAGCTGTTCAAATCCTTTCATTAACCGAATCATTTGTTTACTGAGCACTCCATACATTTCAGGAGTGCCTTTAACCCTTGTCGTCATATCCTTTTCACTTTTATCATTCTTTTTATCTCTGGACTCATAATTCTCAGACAGAATCTCATCGGCCAGGTGAACATTCATTACATGGGTCAGGCCATCGAAAAGAACAGTTTTAATCTTTTCAAAGTTCTTTACATCATAGATGGTTTCCAGCAAATCATCCCAACCTTCATAATAACCAATCTTTAACTTTATATCCGGTCGGTTAATCGCTTTCACCGTTAGGTCAATCTGTCCTCTTTCCGCCACTATCCAGTAAATTGGGTCTTGAGCCGTCTGGATTGTTGTTGCTGATTTACCAACTCCTGAATCCCCATAAATCAGGATAAAGTTGCCACGATCGTCTTTATGGGATATGTCTGGTTTATAGATTCCTACTCTCAATTTTCAATTCCTCCTTTATATATTTTTATTTATTTCTTTCACCATTTTCCAATTACTTTTTCTCTTATTGTATAATTATCTTCATTCCAGTTTCCATTCCTGCAAATTGGCAGCATATCGCAGGCAATTCCCGGAAGAACTGAGCTGCATACCCGGTCATTACGATACCAGCCATCCAACCACCTTGCGTTATATATTTCCCTGAAAACATGAATAAACCGGCTTTTTAATTCCTCAGGATTAAACTCATTCCGGTAATATTTCCTCCCGTATTTATGAGTCTTGATATCATATCCCAGAAAATAATGTGTTGGCCGGGAGATTACGTCCTGATAAACCCGTTCTTCATAATCTTCCGGGCTCTCATCCTTATGTTTTCCAACGGATTTGAGGTCGGGAGTGCGGACTATTTCCATAATACAATATTCCAGAGAAGGGTCGGCAAGAAAATATACCCCAACCTGAGACTGGATAAAATAGGTATTTTCATAGTTGGTTGGTCGGCTGGATAGTTTATTTTCCACAAAATATGTTGGATATTTCCTGTCATAATAACCGTTTACCAGCATTTCTACCGGAGAATTATCTGCCCAGGTCGAATTAAATGGTATTGCAAGGTCGATTTTGGCCTGTAAGTTTCCGTTGGGTTCTGTGATAATTTCCAGTTGTTTATATGCGCGGTAGATACCTTTGACACTGGCCACATCTTTGGCCTCCATTTCGTATTCAGCAATTACTTCAGATATATTGTGTAGTTTTTGACTGGATAACAGGTTTTGAAGCACTCTGTCCCATAATACACCTTTCTTCAACGCTGAAGATAGTTGAGGTTTGTTAATCTGGATTCCCCTAATTGCTTTTAGGTAATACAAATAATGGCAGGTAAGAAAATCGGATACTGAAGAATAGGACAAAGGTATAATCCGTTTGCAGTCGGCAAGGCACCTGTATAGTTCCTTCTTTTTACAGTATCCGCATACCTTTTCATTTTCCGCCTGGTCGTAATATTGGCAGGCGCCTCGGTGAAAATCGGGAATAAATTGATTGCATAATGGCTCGTAAAAATCTTCAATAGTGGGGGGCATAATTATTCTCCTTTCTGTTTCGTGTTCCGGGTTCCGGGTTCGTTGTTCGTTGTTATTGTTTTCGTTTATATTTTTTGTAATACTTTTCTATAATATCCCAACTGGCCATCCTTCCGGAAGATGTTTTATTTGCAATTCTCCAAAGAGTAGAGCATGGTATTTTCATCCTTCGGGATAATTCCAGCATGGATATTTTTTTCAGGTCTTTTGTAATTTTATTTAAAAGTCTGGTTTGCATGGCTTCTTATTTTTCACAAGTGAAAAATAAAGTCAAGAGAAATTTTAAATATTTTTTACTTATTTTGATTAGTGTTTATATACAATAGGTTAAGATTGGGGATAAAAATATTTTTCATAAGTGAAAAATTTTCCTTGACAGAAAATAATCACCTGGTGTAGAAACATAGCCATGAAAGAGAAACCAATTACCAAATACCGATCTAAAATAAAATTTTCAGCGCACATTGACTATGAAGGCAATGAGTTTGACTATATCACNATGGCTTATGATGAAGCCGGAGCGCTGAATAATTTCCTCTATCAGTTGTCTCNAGAAGTCAATGANCCACCACCGTTGCTGAGATGGAAATTTAATAATGATAAATTTGATGATGTGGACATCAAAAAGGTAAAGAGTGGGAAATGATAAAAAATGAACAAAAAGAAAAAGATTACATTCGTTGGCATCAGAATTTAAACGAACTGATTTATGACTACGAACGACAGACCAGAAAACTTCCATCAAAGACAATCGTAAGAGAGTTGTTGAAATGGGTAAAGGAGAAAGCTGATGGCTGAAGAAAAAAAATGGTTTGAAATCTCTGCTGATGAACTCCAACACCGCACAGAGCAGAAACAGAAATTACAGGATGAGCCGGTGTCTCAAGCGGTAGCTATCCTGGAAACCGCGGTGGATAAGGTTTTAAACACTTTAGGGGTTGACACCTCTGATAAAGAGTCTATTGCCCAACAAATGATCGATTTGAATATTATTATGACAGAAAATACCGATGAACGCACGCCGCAATTAAATGGATTTTACATATTTACCCGGAAACTATTGCGTAACGGGAAATATGATATTGTTCCTTATGCCTGGGTGGGCGCAGCAAGACTGAATAGTTTAAAAGAATGTTTTGTTGATATTCAATGGTATCAAAAGGAACAGCTTACTGAAGTTGGAGGAGTAAGGCTGATTCAGTGACTGTCACGTCTGTGGGGGAAAAACAAATCAAAGAAAAACATTGAGTTTAACTTTTTAGGGAGGGGAATTATGATTTCACAAACAAATAATAATTTTTTTGAAACAGAATATTTACGAGCTGTAAAAACTCCAAGCGACATCAACGAACATTTACCGATTCTATACGATTTAGCAGTACGATGCGATAGCATAGTGGAATTTGGCGTTCGTACAGGAGTAAGCTCACGAGCATTTCTTTTAGCTAACGTAAACTTACTTTCCGTTGACATAGAAAAGAATAATGATGTTAATGCTTTATTTAATAAAGCAATAAAAGCCAATTATTTAATAGCGGATACAAGAGAAATTACAATAGAAGAAACAGATATGTTGTTTATTGATTCGCTTCATACTTATGCTCAATTGAAAAAAGAACTGGGGTTACATGGGAACAAGGCTAAAAAATATCTTGTTTTTCATGATACATTTACTTATGGGTTAAAAGGAGAAATTNCCGGAACAGTTGGGTTACTGCCAGCTATTATTGAATTTATAATAGAAAATCCATGTTGGTTTTTTAAGATATATAAAATAAATAACAATGGCCTTATTGTGTTGGAGAGAAAACCAAGTTTAAAATGAAAGTATTACTGGTTGTNAAAAGCAAGATGATGGAAAATTTAGGAGTCATGTATNTATCATCTATTATTAAAAAATCCGGCCANAAATGTAAAATAACAGATTTACAAAATGCCTGTAATTATGCGATTAAATGGGAACCGGAAATTATAGGATATTCTATTCTTACCGGAGACAGGAATAAATTTAAAATTCTAAATGACCGGTTAAAAAGTCAATTAAAATTTAAATCAATTGTTGGCAATTGCGATCCCACGTTTTTCCCGGAAGGATATGATTGGGCAGATGAAATAGTAAAAGGAGAAGGTGAAAATTGGATAAACCAATTTTTAACAAAAGATAATTATACGGTATATAAATCTATTGACGAAATTCCCTGGCCGGACAGAACCGATTTTCCCAATATGAAGATAAGAGACTTTATCTCTTCCCGCGGTTGCCCGTTTGCCTGTCGATATTGTTATAATGCAAAATGGGCAGAACTATTTCCCGAACAGAAAGGCGTAAGAGTCAGAGATCCAAAAGATGTGATTGCTGAAATAAAATCTGTTAATCCGGAATATATTTTCTTTCAGGATAGTTGTTTCGGGGTTAACATGAATTGGTTTATGGAATTTTCAAAAGGAATGAAAGACGAAATTAAAAAACCCTATCAATGTAATTTCAGACCGGAACAGATAACCGAAGAACGGGTAAAATTATTACAACAGTCTGGTTGCATTGCTGTCCGAATGGCTTTAGAATCGGCCAGTAATAGATTAAGGGAATTGATTGGAAGAAAAGGATATGGGGTTGAAGACATTAAGAAAGCGTCTTCTCTACTCAAAGATTCCCAAATAATGTATATGATTCAGAACATACTTCAGTTGCCGGAATCTTCAATAGAGGATGATTTGCTCACCTTGCAATTAAATATTGAGTGTCGTCCTACTTATTCTTGGACATCTATATATACTCCGTACCCTGGGACCAAGTTGGGAGATTACTGCAAAACGAAAGGATTTTATAAAGGAGATTATAGTAATATTACTGATAGCTTTTTCGACAAATCAGTATTAGAATATTCTGAAACATATAAGGAGCAAGTATATTGTCTTCAGAAAATATTTGCGTTGTGCGTAGAAACAGGAATTATGCCTGATATAAATGATTTGGCAGTAGAGAAACTTCCAAATTTTATACACAAGGCCATGAGGAAAATAGGAGATAAGCGATTGTATGTCGGATTATTGTGAAATTTGCATAATTTGTAAGTCTGATACCGGTGATCCTGGCGTCACGGTAAAGGAGAATGTCAACCACCCGCTTTCTCCACCATATTGTTCAATCGTTTCATCTGAAGCGTTATTAATTTATCATAGATCTTTTTAGCTTCAGGAGTCCTTGCCGATTCCCTTCTTTTTTTAATTCTACTTATAGTATTTTCTACCGTATTGGCCATTCTCCAAAGCTTTGCTTCGGGATTATCTTTAATATATTGGCTGACAGGTTCTCTATCTTTTATCCGTCCTTTGATATTTGCTTCATGGACATTAAGTTTTTTAAGATTAGAATAATATTTATTGGATTCATTAGCTTGTCCTTCAACGGTTCCATAAAATCTACCGGTTAAAGGTAATTTATATGCTGGTAATTCTTCTCCCGTATATAATGATTCAAACATCATGGACGTTTTTCCGATTTCTCTCCCTAACCCGCCGGCAATCTGTCCGCNTAAATAATCTATCTGGTCGGGAGTGGGAGAAAACAATCCGGGAGTGTATTTATTTCCACCGGTCAGGATATTAAATGCCCATGCAAGACCGCGGCCAAGGGCTGTCGCGGAATCTTTAACTCTACTGGTTCCCGGAGTTGGGTTGAGGGAATTAAAATCCTCTTTGTAAATTGGTCTTCCAGTCCAGTTCTTATTTTCAGCTAAAGCCGCAAACGGGTCCAGAAAGGTAGGCGCCACGGTTTGCATGGACAATCCTGAAGATCCCAGGGGGTTAAATGTTTCCATAATAATTCCGATTAAACCGGACATTTTGACCCCTGCATTTTTACCGCCGCCAAGGGTTATTTCTGCAAGGATACGACCAACATTAGGAATAACATTGAACCCTAGCGGCATGGGGAAAGTGATGTATTTTTTATCGCCAATGGGAATTATAACATTGCGTTCTTTGACAAATTCAGGCGGTTCTTCATCCTTAAATCCTGCTGCGGCTAACATCATGGCCTGGGCTGCTCCAAGGATTATACCTCCGGCAATAATTTTATATCCCTTTGGCCCCTTAAGCGTTTCATACATCCGGACAGCTCCTTGTACTGAAGCGTTAAAGAAAGCGTAAAGAGCGCCAGCCTGACCGGCAATTTGACCCTTTTTATTGAAGTTCACAGTTAAATTCTTGGCCATGGCCGCCGCTTGATCCTTTGTCATGCCAGATTCAATACCGACTTTATAAGCGGATAAACGGATTGAGTTCTCCGACATGGTATTATAATCAGATAAAATTCCGGCAAAAGCGCTGAGATACCGCCTTGGTTTTCCTGCCTGAAGCGATTTTAATTCTTTTTCTATAGCTTTTGCCCGGTCTTGACTAACAACAAATAGATTACGATATCCGGTCTGCCCACCATGAAGTTGGAAATCCTTAAACAGTTTGGCCATTTCTGATGATTCATTACCTTTGGTCGCCTGCCAAATACCTTTCATGGCCGGTAAAACATTACTCANCACCTNTTTTTGTTTACCGGCAATTTTTGTAGTAGATAAATTAAACGCAGCCGTTCCCATATCACGGAAGAAATTTGTTACTCCAAACACAGGATTATATTGAGTATTAAT